CTGACTGTTTAAACCGATGAGCGAACGAACACGATCGAAAGATACTATGGTTAAAACGGACGCTGCTGGCACTATGATCGCACAGTTGCAGGCCCCTTTGGGGACTACATCTATTGCGGGTTATACTGCTACAGAGGCCGGTGTCAGTCATGATTGGGCCAACGCCTTAAACAACCAATATGGTTGGGTAGGCGAGGCGTCCAACATGACTGACGTCATAGGATCAGATCGATCCGAATACAACGACTGCCACCATGTTAAAACGGAGGCATTCTTCCCGCTAGAACAGTACGCCTTTTCAGGGCGCGCTTGGTCAGGCTATTATAATGCCTGGGTAACTAGCGAGGGTAGTATTCAGTGTTCGGCAGGGCCGTCGTACATCCTATCCACTGCCAACTCATACTGGCCCAGTTACTGGGACAGTGATGGCAATGCTATGGCGAGAGCCGCAGCAAAGCTTGAGTTTGGCATAGCAGCCGCAGATGTTAATCTGCCGGTTATGCTTGGGGAATTACGCGATTTTTCGCGTATTTACCGTGGGATAGGAAGTACATTAAAGAACAAGCTAGTCAATGGGAAATCGGTAGGACAGAGTCTTACCGAGTCCCTTAGACGTGCCACTCCACGTAGTGTGGGTGAGCTTGTTCGGGCCATGATTGCCGCAGACATTGCTAACAAATTCGCCGTACAGCCTCTTATTAGAGACATACGCGGCTTATTGTCAGCACGTGAGCGGGTAATTCAGTCACGGAGAAGTATAGCAGCTGCTAAACCTGTTATACACCGAGCGAGGGTGAGTGATTCGTACACCAAAGCTAAGTTCCTTGTAAATAGTAATTTACATGAAACTTATCTAACTGCTGAACGAACTCGTGTCGCCTCTGCCTGGGCGAAGGTTAAGTATTCTGAACCTTCGTCACTTGCGTCTGATCCTCCATATATGGATTATCTCGACGCACTTGAGTTCGATAAGCCTTTGTCTGTGGCCTGGGAATTACTCCCCTGGTCATTTGCAATTGATTATCTTATTCAAGTAGGCGACTGGCTGGGAGGTATCCAACGTGATCTTCACGTTCAGGATATCCCCCACCAAGTCATAGAGACGGGCGCTTCTGTGAAAAGAACCGCCACTCAATGGGTCACTACCAACCTTATGGCTGGTACTGCGACCCATCCCTCGTGGTATAAACTGTCTCTTGACTCAGGACATCCTGAGGCAAGAGGCTACTATCGTTCGATAGTATACAGTAGGGAGCGTGGATACAATATTAATCGTACTCCACACCCCACGATTAGCGTTCCCAGCCTTGGTCAGGTTGGGACGTTAGCTGAACTCTTTGCCTTACGGCAGAAATTCGGCTAACAACACATATACCATTTGGTATATGCGTTGACCATTTCTCAGTCACCGTTTCTACCGTTCTAAAACTTAGAACGGGCGGACACTGAGCAACAATAACAATTGGTTGATTCTTAATATCGTTCTTCCGAACGAGGGATCAATCATCAATTATAACCAAAGTTAGTTATGTTACCAAGTACCATCACCCTCAACGTAGGGAATCCTGCTGCAGACGTCGTTTTTGAACGTGCGTCCGGAGCAGTTGGAAGCAACGAGGCAATTTATTTTGCCCCGTCGCCAAACTCTGATCTGGCGGGCCGTATTAAGGCCCGTGTCTCTCACGAGACTACCAAATCAGGAATCGTTAAGTCACTCGTTCAAATCACCGAGCCAGTCATCGATGCCGATGGCAACTATTCGTCGTTTATTTCGACGAACCATGTTGTCAATCGGTCATCTAAAGCTGACCTCGATGAAGTTGATCGTGTAATGGAGATGGCCCAGGAAATCTGGGCTATTACCGACTTCAGAACTGATGTCGGCGGCGGTGAGGTGTAGAAGACTTAGTTTACTAAGTTTTCTTGCCTATGTCTTATATTTCATTATGAAATATAAATACTTACTAGCGTGGTTGTTATCAACCGCTCTAGTCACCGTTATCTCTTGTACAACGTTTAAGGGAGCAAATGTGACCTATGACCCTGGTATTCCGCCAGAGTGGAATGACTCGATATCTATCGAGTTTCCACTAACGCGGGGTTCCAAAGAAGTCATAGATCCTTCATTGTTCCCGGATAACGTGATCACTACTGAGCAGTATGGGAACATTCATGTCCCCACAATCTCAATAGAAGAGGAAGGCCATTGGCCTTATCTCTTTGATCATTAAACGTAACGATTCCCCTACTCTCTTTTGAGTAGTAGGGGTGTTGGTATTAATTGGTATAGCATAGCGAAGGAGAAATATCCAAATTATGGACAATCTTAAACGCCTTGTTGCCTTATGGCAACTACTTGCAACTAATACACAACTCTCTCATTTTGTGAGCGAGAAAGACCGAGAGGTCTTCTCAACTCGCGCTGAGGGTGAAGGCTTGCCCTTCCTAACAACTGTCCTTCCACGGCTTTTCAAGGCTCTGGACTCTGCGATGCAGAGTTCAACCTTGGGGCCGGTGGAAGGTTTTCAGTCTAGGAAAGGCGAAGCCTATCCGGTGTTCCTGAGAAAAGCTTGGGAGGCCGTCTTCGAAAAAGACGGTTCTCTCAAGCCCACTTCTCTGGTTCAAACGGGTGCCATTGTTTGTATACGACAGCTTTCTGCTGTCTACTACAAGCTTGAGTTGCCTCATACCGAAGAACAAGTTAACACTGTCATTACCGCCTTTTTACAGGCGGAAGATGACCTTGGTCAGCTTGATCTCATGGGTACCGGTCCAGCAGCATTGCTAGGCCGGGCTCGTAATATCGTCGGTCGTCTGTTGTCTGGGAGTAATCCCTTCGACATTCAACCGCGTCACGGTAGTGGTGCGTCTGCCTGCAGGGTAAAACCTGTAGACAGATACTCTTCATTTAGGTATATTGATCGATTGAATCGATCTTATCCTTATGACGAGTACTTCTTCAGCGGTAAACATGACCTATGTGATAACATGGATCGTTTGTTTAACGCCGAGGAGGCAGAACCGGAGGCTAGAGTGGTAATGGTCCATAAGGACTCGAGAGGCCCGCGACTGATTAGTTGCGAACCTCGTGAGTTCATGTACATACAACAAGGCCTCATGGCCAAGTTATATGATGCTATAGACCACCACCCTACAATAGCGCGTATGGTCAGTTGTACTGACCAGACGCGAAACCAAGAATTAGCACGGGAGGCCTCTATAAGAGACCACCTTGCTACCTTGGACCTAAAAGAAGCTTCGGATCGAGTTTCGTGGGAACTAGTTTGCACTATGTTTCCACAAAGCTGGATACGAGCGTTCGACTCATGTCGTACACGCTCGACCGTTCTTCCTGATGGCACATCTGTGCCATTAGACAAATTCGCACCTATGGGATCAGCTTGCTGTTTCCCTGTAGAGGCGATTTGTTTCTGGGCTATTGTCCTTGCGGCTACCTATTCTAAAGAAGCGATTAATCGTATCTTTGCGAATAGGCCACGTGAGACAGACATGCAAATGTCTGTCTTCGGGGACGATATCATTGTTGCATCAGAGAATTCTGATGCGGCTGTCGGAGCACTTGAATCTGTTGGACTTTTAGTCAACAAAGACAAGTCATTCAGGACCGGACCCTTTCGAGAGTCCTGCGGCGGTGACTACTATTTTGGTAGTTACGTCGCTCCTGTAAGGCTGAAGAGCCTCCCGACCAATGATAAACGGGGGCAAGCCAGAACGTGTGATGTTTTAAACAACATCATGGCACGTTATGGTTTGCAGGACACTGAAGTGGCCTGCCACGACCTTTACAAGTCGTGGTACGGAGAGCCAGTCGTAACGTCTAAGTTTCGACTGGATCGCCAACATGATATAGTCACGTGCTCGATTGAGCACGATGGCCTATGTCTTATTGGTTCCTACACTAGTGTTCCCAAACGCACACGGAAACGTACCAACGGCGCTTTACAACGCCGTGAGTATTTGTGTCTGTGTGAGCATCCAATCTACAATGATGTAGAGCTGAATGACTGGAGTCATATTCTCCGCCGAGGTTTATTGAACCTCGGTGATAGAACTGCTTCCCGTTACGCGCTTGCTAGGCGCGTTCGCTATAAATATAGCTGGGTTTGTCTGTAGTGTACAGGCATTTAGAAAGACCTTTCTTTCTAGGGATATCTCGCAGGAG